AGTAGATGTTCTAAAAGGAGTAAAACAAAATGAAATTGATGAAAGAGTAAAAACATTTAAGGAAGAAATAATATCAGGTAAAATACCATTAACACAATTAGGTAATCCTCAAGCTGTAAAAAAATTAAATAAATATACTGAACGTAAAGCTAGAGCAGGTGAGATGTTTTCAGTAATTGGTAAAGGTGCTCCTGCAGCAGTAAAAGCTTGTATAATATATAATGATTTATTAAGATTTTGGAAGTTACATAAAAACCATTCTTCTATATCTCAAGGAGATAAAATTAAATGGGTTTATTTAAAACAAAACCCCTATCAAGTAGATGCTATTGCTTTTTTAGACTGGGATTTACCAGAAAAAATGCGTACATTTATTGAGCAATATGCAGATAGAAAAAAGATATTTGAGTCCATATTATTAAATAAATTAGAAGGATTTTATAATGATTTAGGTTGGACACTAAATTTAAATCCTTACCAACAAATGTTTTTTAACTTATGATAAATAAAACAATACTACAATCAGTAATAAGCAAATATTATTTAAATGTTTGTGAATCTGTAACATGGGAAACTAAAGATAATAATCTTACAATAAAGTTTATGTCACCAACTGCAGATATAATAGGTAAAGTTACTTGTAATAATTTTCCATTAGAAGATAGTGATGTAGCTATTTATGATACTAAAAAATTATCAAGTCTAATTAGTATTTGTAATGGTGATTTACTTTTGGAATTAGAAAAACAACATAAAATGATTTCAAAACTAAAGATATCAGATTTGAATTTTAATCTAACTTATGCTGTATCAGATCCTTTACTAGTACCTAAAGTAGGTACAGTAAATATTCCTGAATTTGTAGTTAGTTTAAACTTAACAAAAGAAGATATTGATAATTTAATAAAAGCTAAAAGTGCATTACAAGGCATTGATAATATGTTAATTACAACAACAACTAATTTAGATGGTGAGAATGTATGTGAGTTTGTATTTGGAGATGAACATGGTCATAATAATAAAATCACATATCAAATATCAGGTGACATAACTGAAGAAGATATGAAAATTCCATATAATTCAGATACATTTAAAACTATTATTCATGCTAATAAAGATATGGAGGAAGGAACAATGAAGATTAGTTCTATGGGACTAATAGAATTTAAGTTTAAAAATGAAGAAGTTTCTAGTGAGTACTATATGGTAAGGAAAGCAGAAACTGATTTTTAATATATGTATAATAAATTGACCTTAGGGCGTAAGTATTTTTTTAAACAATTATTAACCGCTGATCTAACGACAGCATAAAACAAAGTGATATGAGTACACAATTTTTAGAAAGATTGTACAGTCCGTACGATCTATTATTTAGAAACCTGTTCGAAGCAGGAGCAACATTTACACCGGCTGCAGAAGCCAAACAACAATACCCAATTAATATATTTGAAGATGATTTAGGACTAACTTTTGAGTTAGCTTGTACTGGCATTCCTAAAGATGCTATTGAAGTTAAACTTGAAGGTGATAGTATTACCTTTGCATATGACAAAGCTAAAACTCCAGATCCTGAAAGAAAATATATTCATAGAGGAATAGCAAAACGTTCTTTTAATTTAGCTTATAAATTAGGAACTAAATTTAACCCAAGTAAAGCGTCAGCTAAATTTACAGATGGTTTGTTAATAGTAACAGTACCGTTTGCAAAATCGCAAGCGCCAAAAGTTTTGAAAATTAATTAAAGTAACCAATAAAGTTCGCCCTACAGGTTGGTTTACTAAGTTATTTTTCGTACATTAATATGAATAAAAAATAAAGTTATATGCAAACAATAAAAGACCCAGTATTAGAGCCTTACTATATAGGCAGAGATTCACATTGTTACACAGTATATGAAGTAATTACCCCTGATGCTGATAGATTAAGGACTAAAGATAGTAAAGGAGAAGATTATGAAAAACCTGTAGCACATTTTTCCAACTTTGGAAGTTGTCTACATAAAATAGCTGAATGTCAATTACATAATAATAGTAAAAAAGAATATAAAAGTGTAAGTGAATATCTTAATAGATGGGATGAATTAGAAGAAAAAATATCAAAATTAATAAATTATAAAGGACTATGAATTTAGAAGCATTATTTAATGCGGTTATCGTTAAACCGATTGAACAAAACGAAGAAATGTATGGATCTATTGTAGTACCAGATATGGGTAAAGACAAAAATGAACATGCAGTAGTAGTTGCAGTTGGACCTGGTCAGCATACCCACTTGGGACATTTTATAGAATCTTATCTTAAAGTTGGTGATGAAGTAGTATTACCAACTCAAGGATTTACTAAAATAGAACATAAAGGTGAAGAATATTATGTGGGACCTGAAAATCAAATATTAGCTAAAGTTAAATCATCAGTTGAAGATGTATTAGCTGAAACTGATCCACTTGAAGAAAGTGAATTAATTAGTGAAGAAGAATTTAATAAATTAGAAAATCAAAACAATGAGTAAAATTATAGAATTTGGCCCTAAGGGGAGAAAACAATTAGTAAAAGGTATTGATACTTTAGCAGATGCTGTTGTATCAACATTAGGACCTAATGGTAGAAATGTAGTTATTGAAAAAGACCATGAACAAGTACAGTCAACTAAAGATGGGGTTACAGTAGCTAAACATATCTCACTTAAGGATCCTGTTGAAAATTTAGGAGTTAATTTAGTTAAAGATGCATCATTAAAAACAGCTGATAAAGCTGGGGATGGTACTACAACTTCTACATTATTAGCTAGGGAAATGATAAAAGGTGGGCTTAGTTATTTAAATAATGGGGCTAATGCTGTTGAAATCAAAAGAGAAATTGATAATGCTGTAAAAGAAGTAGTTAAAAGTTTAAAAAATAATATATCAGAAGATATCTCATCTGAAGATCAATTAGAACAAGTTGCTACGGTTTCTGCTAACAATGATGAAGAAATTGGTAAATTAATTTCTACAGCATTAGATAAAGTAGGAGATGAAGGAATAGTACATATTGAAGAAAGTAAATCAGGTGAGACATACTTAGAAACTGTTGAAGGTTTACAATTTAATAGGGGATTTAAATCACCTTATTTTGTTACTAATAATAACACAATGTCTAGTACATTAACAGATGTTTCTATTTTAATTGCTGATCATAAATTTACTAACGTAAAAGAATTATTGCCTATTTTAGAAGGTGTAGCAAAACAAGGTAAATCATTATTAATTATAGCTGAAGATATTGAACATGAAGCTTTAGCGACATTAATTGTAAATAAAGGAAGAGGTACATTAGATGTGTGCGCTGTTAAAGCTCCTGACTTTGGTGATAGAAGAAAATTAATCTTAGAAGATATTGCTATTATGACTGGAGGTCAAGTATTTGATAAAACTAAGGGAATGAAATTAGATAAATTCTCTTGGGACTGGTTTGGTGAAGCTAGAACAGCAACTATCAGTAAAACAACAACTACTATTATTGATGGTAAAGGTGATGAAGATGCTATTAATAAGAGAATAGAACAATTAGCTCATCAAGTTGAAGGATCAGAAAGTGAATTTGAACGTGAACAACTACAAAGTAGATTAGCTAAAATGTGTGGTGGTGTTTCTATTATTCATGTAGGTGGTAGAAATGAAACTGAAATGAATGAAAAGAAAGATAGAGTAGATGATGCATTACATGCTACAAAAGCTGCTATTGAAGAAGGAATTGTTCCTGGTGGTGGTGCAGCATTATTATATGCTAGAGAAGTATTACCTATTTCTACTAAATGTAATGAAAAATTAGGCGCAGAAATAGTTTACAAAGCATGTGGTAAGCCATTTGAACAAATACTTATAAATGCAGGACATGACTCAGTAAAAGCTCAAATGATAGGTAAATACAAATTAGTTGACTCTGGAGATGATACATGGAAAGGATATAATATTAAAAAAGGAGTAGTAGCTGATATGAAAAAAGAAGGTATTATAGATCCAACTAAAGTAACTAGAGTAGCACTTGAAAACGCAGCTGCAGTAGCAGGAACAGTATTACTTACAGAATGTATAGTAGTAAATGAACCTGAAGAAGAAAAACAACCACAAATTGACCCTTCACAAATGATGGGAATGTAATATGGAGACAGTAATAAACGAACATAATGAACTAATAGCAGTAAGAGTACCACCTGGAGACAGGTGGAAACTCGTTTCTGATCCAAAAAAACAAGTACATCCTACTTTAACTGAAACTTTAGAAGCATTTTTTCATAAAACAGGATTTAAAGGTGAATATAGATTAGATCCTTTAGGAAGTAAATTATATGCTATTCATGCAACTGAAGAAGAAGTAAAACCAAAAGAAGAAAAAATGTATTCTTTATATGGTGAATTTAGACAAGGTGTTTAAGCTTGGAAAATTAAATAACATTTTGTATATTTAGGTTATGAAAGATCACGGATTATTAGTAGAAAAATATCGTCCTACAAACATAAACAATTATGTAGGAAATGAGAATATTAAAAAATCAATATCAAATTATATTAACCAAAATGATATTCAAAATTTAATATTTTATGGACCAGCTGGAACTGGTAAAACAACATTAGCTAAATTAATAGTAAAAAATATAGAATGTGATCATATCTACATTAATGCCTCAGATGAAAGGGGCATTGAAACTATCAGAGATAAAGTATCAGGTTTTGCTAGTGTAATGTCATTTAAACCTCTCAAGGTTGTTATATTAGATGAAGCAGATTTTCTAACTATACAGGCACAGGCATCTTTAAGGAATGTAATTGAAACATTTTCAAGAACTACACGTTTTATTTTAACTTGTAATTTTATTGAACGTATTATAGATCCTCTACAGTCAAGATGTCAAACATTAAAAATTGTACCTCCAAGTAATTTAGATGTAGTAAATCATTTGATGAAAGTAGTAAAAAAGGAAGGTATAAAATGTAGTGTAAGTGACTTAGAAACAATTACTAATAATAACTACCCTGACGTTCGTAAGATGCTTAATACAATACAAGTATCAACGCAAAATAAACAATTAAAATTAGATAAAGATGCACTAGTTTCTAATAACTACATGATAAAAGTAGTAGAAGAATTAGCTAAATCATCTCCTAAATTTAATGAAATAAGACAAATAATAGCTAATGCTAACGTTAAAGACTTTGAAGTATTTTATAGATTTTTATTTGATAATGCTTCAGAATTTGCTCCTGGAAAAGAAGGCACAGTAGCAATTCATATAAATGAATACAGTTTTCAATCTAATTTTAGAATTGATAAAGAAATAAACTGTATGGCCTTAATAAATCAATTAATTAATATTTAAATTTAAAAAAATGAGTGAAAAAACAGTAGGACAACCACAAGTAAAATTAGAAGATACAACTTCATTTGAAACACCAGAAGGAAATAAAATTTTCCAACAAGGAGTATTATTACGTAGTGTATCTAAATTTGTAGCAGGTACTGATGAGGATGCGGTTATGCCAATTCCAGTATTTTACTGCCCAGATACTAAGAAATTAGTTGGATTAACTTTACCTCCAGAAATTAGAGAAGAGTACAAAGATGATCTAATATAAATGACTATATTTAATTGGCTAGAAGAAATAACAGTTAAAAAAACACCACCTAATGATTTCACCCAAGAAGATTGGGATGATTGGAATTCTTATATGGTGCATAGATTTTTATCTATGAACATAAATTATATTGATATAGTCAATTTTGTACAAAGTATAAATCCTCAAAATAAAAAAGAGATTTATACTATTTATAGGGAAATGATCCCTAAAAGAAAAGTTTGGAATAAATATATTAAGAATCAAAATAAAAAAGATTCTAAAGAATTAGCAAAAATTATAGCTGATAAATTATTAATTGGATGTAATGAAGCTAATTTATATATTCCTATATTAGGTAAAAATAAAGTCACTGAGTTATTAAATGACTTAGGTTATGAAAAAAAAGAAATAACTAAATTAATAAAAACGATATGAACTTACAAGTATACAAATTTTTAAAAGCAGAAGCAGAAGCTGATAAAGCTAAAGCACTAGCTAGTATTCAATTATTAACAAATCATCCAGCTGGAATTGGTGACCATTCAACTAAAGATTATTGGGATAACTGTAATGAAGCCCTTAAATTATTAGCTTCAGCAGATGAAAGATTAGAGATCTTAGAAAAATACTTTAATAACAAAGAACAAGTAAATGGATAGTAGGAAAGCATGGGAGTTTAGTAAAGAAAAAGAAGTTGAAGCAGTTAGAACATCTCCAACAGTAGAAGCATTTGAAACAGAATACCCAGAATTATCTGAGGAATTTAAACAAATCACTAAAGAAATGTATGAAATGTTTGCTGCTAAACATATGGATTATGGTTTAAATAATATTGCTTTAGGTGGTGATATTTTAAATAATAAAGATGATAAAAAATTCTCATTGACAGGGTTAGCAATTAGATTAACTGATAAAATAAGTAGATTAAAAAATTTATTAGTTAATGGCAAAAATTATGTTAAAGGTGAAGGTATGGAAGATACTTTTATCGATATTGCTAATTATGGGATAATCGGTCTTTTAGTAGGCCGTGATAAATGGAAAAAATAGTTTGGGTAAAAAGAAAATACCAATTATAGTAAGGGAGATTAGAAATAATCCCCCTTCACCAGTTAACTTTGCAGTTGAAAAGAATATATCTTATTCTCAATTGTCAATGTTTACTCAGTGTCCTAAAAAATGGTCATTACAATATAGAGATGGTCATAAAGTTAGTGAACAAAGTATTCATATGACATTTGGAACTGCTTTACATGAAGTAATTCAACATTATATAGATAAAATATATGAAGTAAGTGGGGCAGCTGCAGACAGAATTGACTTAGAAGAATTATTTGAAGATACATTAAGAAAATGTTACGCTGAAGATTATAAGAAAAATAATAATGAACATTTTAGTTCACCAACCGAATTAAGAGAATTTTTTGAAGATGGAAAAGAAATTTTAAAATTTATTAAAAAGAAAAGAAATCTTTATTTTAAGAAAAAAGGAACATATTTAGTTGGTTGTGAAGTACCTATTGTAGTAGCTCCTAATTTAAGACTTAATCGTGTTAAATATATGGGTTACTTAGACATAGTGTTATATAATGAAACTTTAGATACATTTAAAATTATAGACATTAAAACCAGTACTAAAGGATGGAATAAATGGGCTAAAAAAGATGAATCAAAACAATTCCAATTAATATTATATAAACACTTTTTTAGTAAACAATATAACATACCTATTGAGAAAATTGATATTGAATTTTTTATAGTTAGAAGAAAAGTATATGTTGATGGAGATTATCCACAAAAACGAGTACAACAATTTTATCCTGCCTCTGGTAAAGTAAAAATAAATAAAGCTAAAAATAATTTAAATGAATTTATAAATAAAGCTTTTAACTTGGATGGGTCATATAAGGATACTATATTCCCCGCAAAACCAAGTAAATGGAATTGCACGTTCTGCCCTTTTAAAGATAATATGGAACTCTGCAATGTAGTTGGTAAAAATTTGTAATCTACATATATGTATAGACAAATATAATAAAATAAAAATTATGGCAAATTCAAAAGACATGACACTAACTAGTGTAAAAGTAAAAAGTGATTTATTTGAAAATTTTAAAATTGAATGTGTAAAACGTAAATTTAGTTTCCAAAAACTAGCTGATCGTTCATTATACTTGTATTTAACAGATGAAAATTTTAGAAAACAAATTAATTCACAAGTAAAATTAGATCTAGACTAATAATATTAAAAAACAGTTATTGAAGATGAAAGAAGGTTATATAAAAAAAGAAAATAGAAAAAAAATTCTATTATTAACAGATGATATTAGAGTTCATTCTGGAGTAGCCAATGTGGGGAGAGAAGTAATAACTCACACAGCTCATAGATACAATTGGATACAAATGGCAGGAGCTATTAGACATCCTGAAAAAGGTAGACCTGTGGATTTATCTGATGCAATTAATAAAGATGCAGGAATTGAAGATTCAAGTGTAATATTATTTCCAGTTGATGGTTATGGAGATCCAAAAACATTAAGAGAAGTAATCAAACATGAAAAACCAGATGCTTTATTTTTAATAACAGATCCAAGATATTTTGATTGGTTGTTTCAAATTGAAAATGAAATTAGATCTCAAATCCCAATAGCATACTTAAATATTTGGGATGACTTACCAGCCCCAATGTATAATAGAGAATTTTATGATTCATGTGATGCTTTATTTGGGATTTCTAAACAAACAGTTAATATAAATAAATTAGTTTTAGGTAAAGAAAGATGTAAAGATAAAATTATAAAATATATACCTCATGGGTTAAATAGCAATACATTTAAACCTCTTAAGGATAATGATAAGGCTTTAAATGAAACAAAAGATAAAATAAATAATGGTGTAGATATTGATTTTACATTATTTTTTAATTCTAGAAATATTAGAAGGAAATGTATTCCTGATACAATATTTGCTTGGAAATTATTTATGGAAACTTTAACAGAAGAAGAGCGCAATAAATGTAATTTTATTCTTCATACAGATCTTGTAAATGATGCAGGTACTGATTTACCAGCAGTAATTGATAGTTTATGTGATCCTGAAATACATAAAATAAAAATTATAAATGAAAGATTTGACGATAGGGGGATGAATTATTTATATAATTTATCAGACGCTCATATGTTTATGACAGACAATGAAGGTTGGGGATTAGGTTTAACTGAATCTTTAACAGCAGGTAGAATGATTATAGCACCAGTACAAGGTGGTATGCAAGATCAAATGCGTTTTGAAGATGAAAATGGTGATTGGATTAATTTTTCAACTGAGCACCCATCAAATGCAGATGGTAAATATAAAAAATGTGGTGAATG